GCGTCGTATACATCACCCTGCGGCCGCCCTGGACCTTGTTCTTTCCTTTCTGGGCGCCCTGGCCGTCCACATTGACCACCATCGTCTTGTAATTGCAGAACAGCACCATATCCGCCCATTCCTTCACCAGGGGCGCGCATTGTTTTGACAGCTTCAGCTCCCACCTGTCATAAGCGCCCAGCTCATCCGGCTGTTCAAACTTCCGCATCATGGCGTGGGCCGTGATCACCACGTTGACGCCGGCCTCCGTGACGTCCGTCAGGAGGTTCAGGAGTTTGCCGAACTCCTCCTTGACGTAGACATAGCCCTTGCCGTAACCGATGTCCTCGATCCCGGAGATCCTCTTCTTTGCGCAGATCTCATCGATACAGAGCTTCTCCGCCCAGTCCGCGGTATCGATCACCAGTGTGCGGCAGCAGGAAGGGTCCTGCTTCACGTAGGCCACTGCATCCTTCAGCATCTGCCAGCTTGAGGGCACAGGGAGCCTTGCCACATCCATGTGCGCCGTAGACCCCTCCGTGTCGATGAAGACCGGGTCCGGGAACCTGGAGGCAAGCGTCGACTTGCCGATCCCTTCCGGGCCGTAGATACATACCTTTTTCGCTTTCGGGATGATCCCTCTTGTGATCTGCATTAAAACCCTCCTTTCCATGCTTTCGGTGCCACGGTCATCCTTGTGGCGATCCCGTTTTCATCCTCCTGGACGGCATATCCGTCCTCGATAATGATGCTGCACTCCTCCCCGCCGGACACCCGTGTGGCGATCACCTGCAGGTCTTCCTGCTCCAGCCAGGCACCGAACTCCTTCAGCGTCTTCAGGTCCATCTGCTCCAGCTTGTCCATGAGCACGAACCCGCAGTTCGGGTTCAGCTTCCGGACGATGGCAGCCGCCACCTTCAGCTGGTCAGATCCGGACATGCAGTCCCACTGGGCGCCCTTATAAAGGAGCTTCCCGTCCTCGACTGTCAGCTCCGGAAGGGGAAGGTCGGCGTGATCCAGAAGCGCACGCTTTTCCTTACGCACTGCTTCCAGCTGTTCCGTCAGGGCGTCATACTTCCTGATGTACTCCCTGGCGTCCTCTTCAGCCTTGTCCTTATCGAGGTTTGCCCGGACCTTCCGGTTGATCTCATCGACATCCCGGATGTTCTGCTCAAGCTCCGCCGTGGATTCCATCCGAAGCTCTGCCGGCGTCTTTTCAGATTCCCTGCGCTGTTTGTCAAGCAGGACGCGCTGCGTTTCAAGTTCCCTCAGCTGGCGCTTCACGTCCGCGATCCTGTCTTCGGTATTCATGATCTTTTCAAGGATCTGGTCATGCTCCCGGATCCACTGCTCACGCTGTCCGTTCCTCGCGAGGATCTCCTGCTGCTGCTTAATCAGATCCGAAGCTGATACCGGCTCCGACGGGGCATCAGGATAATAGACCTGCTCGTCTGCATACTTCTTTTTCTGGTCGGCGATCCTGCCGGTCATGGTGCGCTCGCTGTAGATCTGTTTCTCCTGCGTCTCCAGTTCATGAAGCTTCGGCCCCACTCCGATGATGTTCAGCAGAGTCTTCGCTTTGTCCGCGTCGGATGCCTCCATGAAGCGCGGCAGGTCCAGTGCCAGCTTCTCGACGAAGGTATCCAGGAGCTGCTGTCCCGCCTTCTGGCCGCTCGGATCAGTGACCGTCAGTGCGCTGTTCTTGCCCTTCCGCTCGATCACCAGACCGTTGTTCATGACGATATGCAGGTACGGAGGCGTCACGGATCCGGCGCGCACCGGGTCTGTGGGACGGAAGCTGTTCCCGCCGAGCGCCCACGCGATGGAGTCCAGGACTGAAGTCTTTCCGTTGTTGTTATCTCCTCCGATGATGGTCAGCCCGCTTGCTGACGGCTCCATCTTCACTGCCTTGACGCGCTTTACGTTCTCGATCTCCAGCTTATTGATCTTCATGCTCATGCCTTATCCTCCTCGACTTCTGTATGCAGCAGGGCGAACGCCAGCAGCTTTGATGCGATCTCTGTCATCGACATATTGGTTCTTTCCGACAGCTCCTCGATCTCTTCGTAGCACTCCCCTGAGATCCGCACCCGGTACAGGTTGTCGCTGGCGCGCTTGCGCTGCCGTCTCAGAATGACCTTATCCATAATTTGTTTTCCCCTTTCTTCTGTGCTATATTGGGAATGAGGCGGTTTGTATCCTCATTCCCGGCGGTCTTGACTGCGCCAACAGTCAGCCGCCATTTTTCTTTTCTGCCGCCCTTCTCCTGAGCAGCAGTGTGTGCTTCATTTCCTGCTCGTCGTAGGTAAGCCGGATCTCGTGGTGTCCGTAATGAGACAGGGTAGAAATCAGCTCCTTCCGCACGGAATCCCATGTCTTCCAGATCGGACTCGATTTTCGTAATCGGTACATGGTAACCTTGCACGGCATTACTTCCTCCACTGATCCCAGAAGCGCTGACTGAGCGGGTCATTGAAACCGCAGGCCACCATTCCAGCCAGGGACGCTCCCATGATCACAAACAGAATCATCTCGATCATTCCACTGCCTCCTTCGGCGCATTCAGCGCATTCCCGGCACCACCGCAGACGCCTCCGCCGGCGAAGCCCCTGTCATATTCCTTCTTCATTGTCTGGACATATCTGTATGTCTGGTTGTAAGACTTCCCGATGATCTCGGAGATCTCCTTGATGCTTTTTCCGGCCTTGACCAGCTCCCGGATCTTTCCGAAGTCCGGCGGAGCAGTCGGCCTGGCCGGTGTGCTCTGGATCCGCTCGATGGTCTCTTCTTCCTCCGGATCCGGCTCTTCATCCTCCGGAGCAGAGAGGATCTTGAAGTCAATCACGCTGACAATGTCCTTCATGCACTTCTCACAGAAATCCGAGTGCTCATAGGGATTCCCCTTCAGAAACGAGTTATCGGAGGCCGCCCTCCAGTTGACCTCCACATAGCCGATACGGTCGCCGGTGATCTCCGCATCGCATCTGTCGCAAATAATCTTCCTCATGCTTCCCTCCTCAGATATTCTGGTCGACCAACTCGGTTATCTTGGTCAGCGTCAGGTCGACCACTTTCGCTTCCGTCATGCCGGTCAGCACATGCTCGAGCAGGCGGTTGAGCCCGTCGGCAAAGTCTCCGATCTGGCAAAGTGCGTCCTTCATCTCGTCGATGATTTTCTGCTGTTCCTGAATGGTTTTCTCTTCTTCGCTCATCTTTTGATAAATACCTCCGCATGCTGCATTCCGAATTTGTTTGCCGCTCTGTGTGATTCGTGGAGAATATCCACGTGGTGTCCACGTACTCCGCGGTCCGTGACTGTGTAGATGTGGTCCCGGATCCGGAGTTTCGTCCCGAAGGGAAGCCCGCCGACTGCGACCGTGTCCCCGATCACCATCGGAGTTCCGGAAGCCGTGTGCCAGGCCCGGCCTCTGCCGTTACAGCAGTCCAGCGGACAGTACGCCGTCAGCAGCCACGTTCCGAGACTCTCCCACCGCTCTGGCTCCTCACCTACCCGTTCAACCATCTGAGCATCCGGTATTGTGGCTACCGGCATCTCATTGATGCCGACAGGCGGCTCTTCCGGGACCGCCTCCGTGATCGGCCCGACGTACTCGCACCGTGGCGGGATCGGGGCTGTGGCAGCCTGTACACGGCTCTCCGAGATGTAGAAGCCGATGACGATGCCCGTGATCAGGAGCACCAGGTTGAACAGCACCCGCATGGCACCCTCGTAGACGTCCTGATAGTCATCGGCAGATTTGTTTACTGCCTGGATGGCGTCCGCCTCCCTCTTCCGCATTTCCTTTTCAATCTTTGTCAATGTTCCGTCCTTCCTTCGCCCTGTAGATCTTCCGGCAGGTCGGGCAGATATACGGTCCGACTTTCCGGGCCCTCTCCTCCGACACATTCCAGTCATATCCGCACCGGGCGCAGCGCAGATAGTGGTGACCGTCTACGTGTTTCATGTGATCGTCAGCTTCTTCCCGGCCATCGCCGCGAGGTTCCTGAGGTCGTCCGCTGCCATGCGGCGCAGGAGCTTCTTGCTCTTCTGGATGGTGAGATACTGCCGGCCCTTGCCGAGAGCTTCGGAGATCTCTGCTTCCGTCTTTTTCGTCCGGATCTTGACGCCAGCGATCAGCTCGGCTATGGTGTATTCCAGGTCCGTGCTTGGTGATCCTGTCATGGTGTCCTCCTTCTGATGGCTGCCAGCATGAGCACTCCGATCAGCAGGTATGCTATTCTGATTGCCCACCAGCAGTCGTCGATCATGTTGTTTATGACTTCCTGTGCACTTTCTGTTGCGGCGTATTCACGTCTCCGAAGAAATCTAAATTTGCTGTTCATGGCGTCCTCCATTTGTAGTACTTCGCGAACTTTTCTTCCGGGACGTCGGTGAAATCCGTACCGTCTGCTCCGACGATAAGGATCGGACCGAAGAACTGATGACCGCCGAT